ACCAAATGTTTTGTAAAATTTTAATAGTTTATAAATGAGGTATTTACGTTTACAATAACAGGCATTTTTTCGGGATGCTTACTTTTTTGCATAGAATACCACTCAAAAAATATTTTATCTAATACATTCTTATTAAAATTAAATACTTTATTGTTTTTTAATTTTTCAGATTCTTTGTCTTTGTGATAAGCCATTGTTATTGAATTTTCATTGATAGTTAAATGAATAATAAGATCACAAAAGAAATCAGAATTTTCAATGCCTTTTCTCAATATACGTGGAGTTTGTACACCTTCAATAATCAATGGTTCTTTTATTTCTTTTATCATATCTCGAATGTGGTACATGCTATTCTCAAATCCTAAGTGCATGTAGTCATCACTTATAATCAATTGTCTTTTTAAAATTTCAGATAATTTTTTGGCTATGATAACCTTACCGCTTTTAGTATGTCCGTAAACAATTATATGTTTTTTATCATTGCATAAATTAATTAATTCATCAGTCATTAAACTATTTAAGTCTCCAAACTTTGCCTGACTTGTTTGTTTATATTCCAAAGAATAGTTTATTATCCTATTCCAATTTTTAAATGGTTGATTAAAATAATTCATAATAATATGTATCTACCACCTTTTGCAAAATCTTTGTATGCCTGATAACAAATAGCTGTACTCATTACCCCGTCATCGTGGAATCCTGCCGGGGCTGAATACTTAATCATGCGACTTTGTGGATTGTACTCATAACTAAACACTTCAAATTCTTTCTTTAGCCAGTCTAAGTCTAAAATAGTAACCTCCTTATTTTGACTTGCAACTAAAAGACTTTCTATTATGTCTGTTTTACTTTTAGCAGTAGTAACGAATGGATGTATATTACAAACACCGCTCAAATCGTTTCTAAGCGTTTCTAAAACAATATCTCCTATTGAATTAACCTCAACGTACAAATCAGGTCTGTAATCTCTTAAAATCGATTTTACATTGTTTAATATCTGCGCCCATTCCATTTGTCTCCACCTATCGCAATAAACCATTTGACCTTTGTCATTCATGATAGTTAGTACCGTGTAGTCATCTGCCCTACCCAAATCCAATCCTGCTACCATTCTGGATGTGCGCTCACCAACACCAATGGGTATGTTATTAAACAAATAATGTCCCCCATCAATAAACTCAGCTAAGTATTCCTGCCTAAAAATAATATCCGGCAAAGTCACTCTCGCATCGTCAATTTCAGAAGGTGTGATTATTGGATTGTCATAGGATGTCATGGTGAATGACTTATACTGCGGATTCACCCCATCCAATTGATATAAATTGTAAAAATGATTCTTCCCCTTTGGTGTACTAATTAAAAGTACTTTTTTACCTTTAACCAATACCGTTGCACGCAAAACCTCTGTCCAAGCCTTTGAATCCATGAAGGCAAACTCATCGCATACCAAATAGTCAAAAGTAAACCCACGAATATTGTCATATCTTTCTGCAGAAAAGAATTGAATGGTGGATCCTGTGACATACTCAAGTAATAAGTCCGACTGATTAACACTTCGGTAAATTTCAGGACGTTTGATAAAAGCTTTGTGAATATCCTGAAACACTTTTTTACTTTGCTTGTAAACAGGACTAACCCATGCGCATTTAACATTCTTATTGTTTAATGCCCAATAGAGTAACTGATTCGCTGCTAATAACGTCTTGCCAAACTGCCTGCCTATATTAAGCAAGTAGTATTTGTGAGGCTCGTTATTGATCGAGTAGTGTATCTTCTCCTGATTCGAGTGTGGGGTGTATAATATCGCTTTTGCCAAATTCTGCTGTGAATTTCATGTTTCCTTTAATTTCCAAATTGTGCTGCTCAATGTATCCTCTTTTCTTTGCTTTACACTTTAAATAGAAAATAGTTGATAGTGGGTTACCCTTTGCTATTTGTTTGTGCAACTGTGTTTCAGCAAAGTCTAAAGCTACATTTTCAATCTCTTTGACTTTAGCCTTATAATCTTTATCCTTCCGCATCCATTCATAGTGCGTTCTACGTGGCACGCCTGACATCCTACTCGCACTTGTCACCACTCCTAAAGATTTCTCTAAAGCTTCTAACATGTTTTCTTTTCCTTGTACAGTCCCCCAAGGATCGTCGACCATTCTTTTAATTTCTTTACTCATAAATTTATACTTAAGTATGCGCCATCAAATTCTCTGTCTAATATTTCTTGTATTTCATTTTCAGCCTTTTGCAAGTCCTCTGGTGACTTAAATGTGATTTTCATTGTAGGCTCGTTGATAGGCTCAGCTTCAATTTCTATTTCAGGCTCTTCAAAAGGTATATCCATACCCCACTCTTTTAAATCAAGTGCCTCCCATTCATTCGCTAACTCATCCCAGTCCCAATCCCCAAACCCAACGTTATCCTTGATTATAAATTCCTTTTGTTGTTCGGGTGTGAGATAAGATGCATCAATGATAGGTACTTCGATCAGGCCGGCCTCAATGCAGGCCTTAAGTCTCATATTGCCTCCAAGTACCTCCATATTTTCATTAACCACAATAGGACGTATTTTTAACATTTGTGGAAAGTCCATAATAGACTGAACAAGTTTTTTAAACTTTGCATCCTTTATTATACGTGGATTGCGTGGGTTTGGTTTTACCTCACTTATTTTAACTATTCTATAGCTCATTGCGTTCTTTTAAAAAATCATACAAAAAAGTGTACATAGCAGTAATACATCCACCGCAAAATGTATTAACATGCCCGTAATTCAATCCCTCTGCAATGCCTTTATAAAAATAAACATCGCCAGGACTGATATTAAATATCTTCCAATTCTTAATAGCCTCTTTGTTGTTAATCAACTTCTTAAGCGAGGATTCGTATAAGTCTGACATAAATAAATTCAATTAGTGATGCGGTTAATCCCATTATTGAAGCCATACCTACTGCCTCAAATATATTCCAAGTATTATTTAAAGTAACCAATAGCGTAGTCCAAAAAGTCATGCAAAGTACACAGGTAAATGGTTTACGTTTAAGAAACTTAGTACCTTGAGCGAATTGACTAAATATCATTGCAAATGCTATTATTTTAACGTATATCATATTTCAATATATTTTTATAATATATTTCTTAATAACCCATTGATAAAAAACATAAACTATCTGCATGTGGCATGTGACCTGGGTGGTTTGTATAAGCAAAAAACGTATTGTTTGGGTGCAAAGGTTTTACTTTATTCTTTGCCAAAATAATACTCATTGCGGATTGATCGTGCCTGTGGTCGCTCCAATCGCCACCGAATATTTCAGGAACAGCCGCATTGTAAAATTCATCAAACATCTTGCAAGTCTTTTTATCGGTAAAATTAAAAGCCATTAAACAAGCCATAATCATTGGATGTTTTTCGGCAGTCTTTCTACTCATTCGCATCTTCTTCAAACAAATATCATTCGTATAGCTTGCAATGGTAAAACCTATATTGTCAAAAAAAGCTTGCCCGTTTTCCTTTACGTGGTTTATAAACTCAGTAACATCCTTAACCGCATAAATAGCTGAATCAAACCAAATCACAATATCATATCCCATCTCACGGACTTTCTTAATAGCCTTTGGTTTAAATGCGTAAGGTACTTCCTGATGTGTTGGTGATTCAATGTCCGTATAATTTCTAAACTGAAAATAATCTTCCATAGGAAATCCTACCTCCTCTAAACTTTTCCTTTGTCTATTTCCGGCTAAAATATACCGCTCCTTATTGTCATAAAATGTAACTATTGCAACTTTCATCAATACAATTTATTATAGTTTAAATATCTGTAATCGTAAATAGGCTTTTCAATTTTATACTCTGTTTTAATCAACTTACTATTTTTTAACCTCATGCAGAAATCATAATCCTCTTGGTTTGACTTTAAAGGGAATCCAATATGAATAGCTATTGAACGCTTCATAGGTGTAATATGGTTTGGAGGTCTTAAATAAACTTCCTCCCCATCAATTATATCCGCACAATATTCTAAGTCTTTACTTATATACCACTTGTGAAAGTTTTTACCATTCTCAGTAAACGTGCCATTGATAGCAAATGAATCCGGGTAAGTTTTAATT